GAGTGCCCCGTCTGCGCCGACTCCTGCACCGCCTCCGCCTGCGGCTAGTGCACCTGCACCGCCTCCGCCTGCGGCTAGTGCACCTACGCCGCCTCCTCCGCCGCCACTCCCGCCTCGGCCTGCCCTGGCGCCGCCCGCATTGTCTGTGCCGCTCAGCACGATGGCGCCGCCGCGCCCCGCGAATCGCTTCGTGGCATGGCTCCGCAAGTCACGATCCACGGGTGAGGGCATGGCGATGGGTGCAGTCGCCCTCATCGTTGGTGTTATCGGACTGTCTCTCGCGTGGCGTGCTTTTTGGTGGCTCCAAGTATTCTTCGCATACTTTGCCACGGTCGGCACTCTCGGCAACTGAAATAGCGGGGGGGGCGATTGAAGTGTTCCTTTCCTTCGACGAGAAGTGCTACGAGTTGACTGTCCGCGATAATGTTATCTACATCGCGATGAAGGATGATGAGTATGTCGAGGATGATGTATATGAGAGTGTTGTATCTCACCCGTCACACTATGCGACCCTCGATCCTGAGCCTATCACTTTCATTAGCGACAAAGACTATCTGACCGGCAGTGCCCTGAAATACATTTTCAGGGCAGGTCACAAGAATGGCGCTGACGAGAATGTTGACATGGGAAAGGCGGCGTGGTATCTTCGCAAACTCGTCGCCAAGCATGGAAGTCAGACGGTGATCGCGATTCTGCGAAACGTATACTGGGACACTATCAGCAGACAGCTCACCCCAAAGGATCGCGCCAGGGAGATTCGAAACCGGCTCACAGAGTTCATGTCCGCCATTTCGCACGATCACCTCGACAGCTATATCCCAGAAGAGAAGTGAGCGTTATGGAAAATATTGTCAACATTGCTTTTGTTGATTTGGTGGAATTCAGGGGGCGGTGGGTGGCAACCGCATTCATGCATGCCACCGACTGTGAATTCACTATCAGAAGTAATTCTACCAATCCGTCCACCACGATCCGTAAGCTTATGCGTACTGTGCAGCATGTTCAGGATGTAACGCTTTCTTTGTGTTCGTGGCAGGAAGGAAGAATCACTTTCACTAGGTGCACATATTGGCGCGAGAAAGGCAGATATGTGCTCACTTATGACGACTCATCGGACGATAATGCGTACGTCTGTGCAATCGTGGTGTCGGAGCATAGTGAAGACACGATAGAAATCTTCCCAGGAGAGAAGCATGACCTTGCCCTTGAAGCCGAAGCAATTCTGTGCGATAAAGGTTACACGGTCCATATGATCGAGGAAAACGAAGACGGAGGACTACCACAATGGCTACGCTAAGTGATTTCACTCTCCGACGCAGAATCGATTGGGGTGAACTCATCTCCGACTGGCGCGAACCATTATCTATCCAGCCGGCATCGGTAGAAGTGCGACTTGACGAGAACATTATCACCTACCGTCATGGGGACGAAAACATCACCATCGGCGATAGCGGTTATGAGCTGTTGCCGGGTGAGTTTATTCTCGCGTCCACCCAAGAGAAAGTCAGCGTGCCCGCCGATCTAGTAGCTAGGGTGGAGGGCAAGTCGTCGTGGGCGCGCCGCGGAATTCTTGTCCACGTGTCCGCGGGATACATTGACCCGGGATTCCAGGGAAATGTGACCCTGGAGATCGCTAACCTGCACTCCAGTAAGCCCGCACGTCTTTTCCCTGGGGATAGGATTGCGCAGATTGCTTTCGAGGACCTGGACAGGCCAGCCAGTATGCCGTACGGCACCAATGGATTGGGGTCACATTATCAGGGGCAGACCGGCGTCACGCCATCAGCCATGGAGGTAGAATAATGAGCAAGATTGACCGCCAGGAAATCGCTCTGGCTATTGCTAGAGAATTGCAAGACACGCTCCAGGCGCCCCGCATTTCCGATCGCACGGGAGTTACCGTCATTGACTCCCCATCGGGAAAGATCGAGGTCACCGATAATGGTATTGCGGTGACGACGAAACGCGGCGTCTCAGCGGGGTGGACCCATGAGGAATCCTGTAGTCCGGAGCATTCTGCAGTGCGCTGTAGCATACTTTTTCGGAGCGTCTCATGACAGCAAATAATCCAATGTTGGAGATTGAGCACGAGATCAGCCTCACGCAATTGTGGCTCCCCAAGCCCGACACGTGCAACATTGACGAAGCACACAGGGTCGCTCATCTAAAGTGGCACAACACCTGTAAAGGCAATGGGATTGACGTCACCGTAGAAAACACCGACGACGGCGCTGTCAGTAAATGGATTGTGTGGGGTTGGCCATTGAGCGTTGCGGGCGTTTATCATGAAACAAGCGGCGAGAACACGTCCGATCTTGCACGTCGTTTGGCGAAACAATGGACTACCGTAGAGTGCGACGCAATCGCCACTCGCCAATTCAGAGAGATCAACACCACGATTCACGCGATCCTGAACTCTCCGTCGATCGACGTTCAGGACGATGCGCGCTCCGACCTCATGGGCGTATTGGACGATATTGCTCGCGAGCACGGAGGAAACTATCAGTGCTTGGGGCTATAGTCTCTTGCGTCGGGCATAAAAACATCCCCCCCCCTCACCACGGAAATCATGGTGAGGGGGGGGATGTTTCACGTGAAACACTCAGGCGCCAGGCTGCGGGGGCGGAGCCGGAGCCACTTTCGCCTCCAACGTAGCAACACGCTCAGCCAAGCCGAGATAGCCGCCATGCCAAGCAAGCACACGCTCCATGATCCAATCCGACGGAGGATTCTGATAAGGATTCTTCTCAGGAACCCACTGGCCGCCCTCACCCTGCACCAGTTCACCGTCGGTCACATACAAATGTGACACACCGAACGATGCGGCACGATCAATTACCTGTCGGAAATTCTCTTTCGTAACACCATGGATAACGTGCCACCACTTGGTAGACGGCTGCGCACGCATCACATCATTTGCAATTGGGTTATTAGGGTCATCCGTCAAATACTTGGCGGCAGTATTCTCGAAGCTCATGCATACGTCGAAATCGAGCGCGCACATGGACTCAGTAATATTGCTACCAGGGTTAATGGCGATTGTGAAATTCTTGCCGTAAGTGCGTCGAATTTCGCCGATGAGGTCACCGTACCAACCGACACGTCCGGACTGTGCGCCCCAGCCGTTGATTACCTCATCCAAGAACACGCCCTGGAAAAGACCATCATACTGGGAGCGCAGGTTGGCGCACAGCTGCATAATGTATTCGCGCGTGAACTTGTCCGGATCGGGCACGCCATTCCTAGCGGCATCGTCTTTGGTGAGCGATGCGACACCGTAGCGGGTAGGAATGTACCAAAGGATCCTCTTCGCTCCGGCCGCCTGGGCGCGCTGCGCCTGGGTAAGAAAGTCGTTGTCTTTGGCGGACCAATCGCCCGTAGAGCGATTCATGATCACGTAGCCGAGAGCATTCCCATAGGCCAGCGTCTTGGCCCACTTTGAGACCTTCCCAGCCTGGCCCTCATTGTAGAAATCGGGCCAGAAGTACGTGACCGGGGAGTAGTAGTGTCCGCCGACAGTGAAAGGCGAGATCGAGGAGAACAGCTGGGCGACCAACTTATCAACGCCAGCCTTAGTGTAGCCAGTAATACTCGTCATTGTGTTTTCTCACTCTCCGTAGGTCCAGGTAAGACCATCGTCACTGACAGTGATCTTGCCGTCATTGCCCTGGCCGCCACCACCGCCAGGATTGCCGGGATCAGGGGTAGCGCCGCCATTCCATGCCGACAATGAAGTCACCTGCACGTCACCCGAGGCCGGCAGCTCCGCACCTCGAACTTCACGCGCCCATACGCCGGCGACATTCAGGACAATTGCCCATCGGCCGCCATGGCTGGCGTCCACTTCCACCTCGATCCTGCCTTTGTCGTCGGCGTCGCCGCGCACGGGAGCGGGGACTGTCGTAATATTGTCGGACGTGTAGACGGTTTCCGGGCGGACGCTCATTGTGGCGTTGACTGTCTTGCCGGCGGCATTCACGACCGTCGCTATGACCTTAGTCATATTGTTGTCACCTTTCCTAACAGTAATGAACTATTATTGTCGATTACAGGTCAACGCGGGTCGCACCAAGAGTAGCCACCGTAAACACAGTGCCAGGAAACACGCCACCATCGTAATGCCAGTACGGGTCCGCACCATAACTACCCGCCGTAGTATAAGCAACCCTATGCGAACCAGCCTCCACAGAAAGGCGCCACTGCATATGGTGCGTCATAAACGTGCGATTATACTGAATCTCAGTCTGCCAAATACCTCGATTATCAAGCTTGAAACCGAAGAAATACGAGCCGACCGCCTTGTCCTTCTCCTCCTCGGAATGATAATCCTCGTGCGCAATACTCACGCACACGTCAAGCGAGAACTCCATAAGACTCTTAATGGGCAGAGTAACAATACCGTCACCCCACGTGTAAGTGGCATGATCCGAGGTCGAGCGCCCACGCCCGTTCGTATTATCACGATGCCGGTAAAGCACACCGCTGAACGAATTAGCAGGATTGATATTGAATGACCCGTCACCGCCCTTGGAGCCGTCGGCAGTGTACAGAATGTCGTCAATGATGAAAACGGCGGGGCGTGCTTTCGATACTGCCCCAGACGGTGCAGCCGCAAGCATGACACGTGCCGCAGCTACGGACGCCGCCGGCATAACCCTACCGGCGGAATCATCATACGCGTCCCAGGCTTCGATGAGATTATCGTCTACCGTGGGGACGATACCGCCGGTCCACCTAGTGTTAGGCATGTTGTTTTCTCCTAAAAATATTGTTACACAATCTTCAGTAGGTGAGCCAGCTAACCGTCATCTCGCCCCAATCCATAATTGTACCCTCGTCAATATTCTGATACGTATAAAGCGCGATCCGATCCCCGACGTTCAAACGCCTAACACCTGTCACCTGCAACGCGGTCCACAGGCCATGGTTCAGCGCGGCATACATGTAAACACCGTATTCAACGTCGTTGCTGCGAGCAACCCTCGTGCCGCCAACGTACCCAGCCCATGATGACCTGTACCATGTTGTACCGTCTAGACGGTAAAGCCCGCTCTGCGGAATAATAATTTCGATACCGTCTACTTGCATTCCGCCGCGAACGATTTTTTCCTGCGACCCGACAGGGACCTGGGTCCACTTATCTTTCACAGTCCACAGGCGCGCGTTGTTTGTTGCCATGTGGGCGAAAGGCGGCTCGGTAAAAGTACGCCACGACGAGGAATGCGGCGGGGGCGATCCGGGCGGATCATAGGACACGCCATTCGTGTCCATGACGAGCTGGCCGCCCTGACGGTCGGTAATCTGTATTTTCGCTACGCCCTCGTCGTCGCGGAAAATATGCAGACCGGAGGAGCGGCTCATTTTCCATGACACGTACATGGAATAAATGATTCCGAGCGTCATCCCCGGAGTAAAAACATCGTTCGTGCGGGCACTGATGTAGAAAGGCGTGTCTGTGTCTTGGATCCACGTGCCGTCAGGGAGTGTGAAATCGAATCTTATTTTCTGCCCGGCCGTCGCCTGCTCGTCAACAGCGATGATTCTATTCTTGCCAATGTTGATTGTGAGAATCGCGCGGCCGTTCCATGACGGGGTAAAAAGAATATACCCCTCAACTTTACCGACGCCTTCACCGGCGATACCGTATGTTTTTGGTTTCGCAACAGCAATATCGTAGATTGCCATCTGCGCCCCGTCGTTACGATTAGGGCGGTCCCTGTCCGTCAGAACGAATCGCGTACCGCCCTCAAGCTCATCCACGGTCGCGATTTTAGGAGACCAAATAGACTCCCAGAACCCGTATTCGCTGCCGAGGCCGAATCGAATGTTTTTCTCGCCTGACGTCGGCTCAGTATCAACGAGCGAAAGTTCCCCACCGATAAGCCTGTTACCGATAAGGTCGCCGGTGACTTTTGCCGCATTGAATGTGGCGTTTCCGGCAGTCAGCATTTCCGTAGTGACGGACGCGAACGCTGCGATCTTCGCCCACAATTCCCCGGACGCGTAAATGTTACGTGCGGACACAGAACCATCGGCCAGTGAAACATTCCCCACGGATGATGGGACGAGAATGCTGCCAGCGACCATTGTCCTGGTCACCCACTGTGTGCCGTCCCAAATACGCACATCGGTAATGTGCCCGGCATTGTCGGTGACATACCAGATCAATCCTGTGACAGGATTCTCGGGTGCGGTCTGTGACACTACGGGCGGTCGGTTAGCTTCCGCAATCTGGACAGCTTTTTCAGCGTCTTTCGCCGCTTTGTTCGCGGCACCTTCGGCCTTGTTGGCGCGGTCTCGAATGGCGTCGGCTTCTTTGAAAGCACGTTCGGCGTCCTTTGCGGCCTGGCTGAGAATTTTGCCGGTGTGCCCGAGGTTCTCAACTTTCGCCCCGGATGGCGGCTCGGCAATAGGGTCACTGATCTTGACTACACGGCCGGATGAATCAATAATGACGAGTACACGGGCACCGACCCATGTGGCAATACCATCGGATTCGCCAACAGCATGGGAGGTCGGATTGCTGTAAGGTATTCCTACTTCTACCCATCCTGACGGGAGCGTACTGTCGGTGGCGGACGTGCCGGTGATTTTCCCGTACGTCCACGATACTGAGGATTGCTGAACAATAACATTGTTATTGTTGCGTCCGCCGCCGTTTCGTGGCGCCGTATCAAGCAATAGTGACGGTCTGACCATGATGCCCGCTATTCTCCCAGTACCTCTATGTCTACTCTCATTGTAGCGGACGGGTCAGACAATGGAAGACTGTAAGCCGTGACGCGCCCCGCGATATGCTCACCCTGCTGGGTAATGGCACCGATAACATCCCCGACCTCGATGCGAGCGTCCGGGATAATCGTCAGAGAACGAGAGGAGCGGGAGGAAATGTCCTGAATCATGTACGTGTCCGCGGCCTCAGATACTTCTCGCGCCGAGCTTGCGGCGCTGAATTCTTTGTGCGATGTCACCCAACCGTAGCCGGCCGGCTCGTACGGTGGGTCAGTGATTTCACGTTCCGCGGTCCAACGTTCCTCCTGCTCACCCTGAGCCCGCTGTTGTTTACTGCCGGTAACGTACCAACGATTCGGGCGACGGCCGCCCGACCTCGGAGCGCGCGGAGCCTCCAATAGAAAACCGGACTCGTATGTGTAAATCTCGTCGGGTGCAGTTTTGTCGCGGAGTTTGAAAATGTGCAGCATTCCATCGGCTCCGCTACGAATACCGCAGCCCCGGGATTCGACGAGTTTATAGATTGATTCGATTCGCGAATTTCCCCATTGTGTGGTGCGCGGGATAGGCGCGTCCCAGACGTCGTCCTCCAGTTTTACTCGCACATATTCGGCAAGTTCGTTGGCTTCGGAGAGTAGGGTGGCGCCAGCGGCGGGGGAGGACGGCCACGGACGAGGGTTATCGGCAAGAATCTGCGTCAAATCCTTACATGACACATTTACTTTTTCTTTCGACACAGACCATTCCACGTTGACGAATTCGCCAAGCGGAATTTCCCAATAATCACCGCGCCGATTCTCATAAAGCGCAGTCACCATGGACCTCTGCCCGAAATTGTTGAGCGCATCCAACGGCAATTCCGGGACCCAGGACATTGGACAAGAGTAAGACAAGGCGCCCGGAACCTGGCGGTTCGTCGAGGACCATTCAACCTTTACCTCGGAAGCAGGAATCCCGGTTTTGAGGACTTCGCCGCCTCGAATGATATCGATTCTTGCGCCGATGCTGAGACCGTCCGAAAGAGCGGCCAGCGTGGGGCCGTTTCTCATGGCATACCCGCAATCATTTTACAAATCTCAATGTATGTGCGCGACTTCCAGACCTTGTCCGCCTCACGCCATTCACCCCAGGTGACACACGGTGCTGCCCCCCAGCCGGCGTGAGGGCCGACAAGCATCGGTGAATCTTCAGGGAGCTCATGCCATTTCACGTTCCACCGAATGATACCGTCTCCTGTAATTCTGGCGCTGTCGACTTTGTCTACGGTGATGAATCGTGATGGTAGAACGTCGGCGGGGGCGCCGGGCGTGAGAATGAGAGGCTCACGCTTCCGCAAGATTTCCCAAACGTTATTAACATGCGACGGGTCGTCTAGGACGAATTGTCCGCCTCCGGTGCGAGCTACTTCTAGCATCGGCCACCTGGCGATAAGTGAGTTATATCTCGAAATAGGGGAGGACCATTCTCTTTTATCCTGGGCCTCCTCCCAGATAAGCCCGGGCACGGTGCGCCCATTGAGGCCGCTCACCATGCCACGCCACCACTCCACCTCAGGGCGAGTCAACGTGACCGAGGAGTCCCCTTGAGTGTATTTTATTGTGGTGCCCGGCACGGCGTATGCGTCCGAAAGAATCATTGTCACCGGCTCGGTGAGCTTGGGGCCCTCGAGCTCGCGAATCATTTTCGCCCTACCGGTGAGTGGTCTTTTGTCGCGGGCCATACCGGGGACGGCGAAAAGACGATCGCCCGCGTAGACAGGTTCCTTGCCGGTGGCCATTATTGACGGCAGCCCCGTGTGTGTAGCAATCCATCCCGTAATAGGCATTATTATATGCTTTCCGTCATAATGGTTTATCGGTTCATTCGGTCATAGTCTACTATGGCTGACGTTGCTTCTACTTGCATGCGGCCGACAAGATCATTGTCCACATCCCGAATTTCGAGCACGTCAGGGCCGAGCGCGCGGTTCTCCAAAAGACTGATCAGCTTATCCATTTTCTCCCACTGGGCTGACGTGAAAACAGGCTCTGGACGCCCAGTCTTATTCTCGATCGTTGAGAGGCCGGGCTGCAGGAATCCACCGTTATCGTAGCGAAGATTACCTGCGGACGGCCCACCATAAATCGGGACCTCACGCACCGGGATACCGAAAGTCGGCGCCTCGACCATCATCCCATTACCGGAGGCGATAGCAACGTGGTGGGCCGGGTAGCCCCAGAACAGAAGCGTACCAGGAACCATGGGATTGCCAGGGGACGACATTGCCTGATATCCGGCCGCCGTAAGACGCGGCACATGAATACCCATTGCGTTGAGCGCCCAATAAACAAGACCAGAACAGTCAAGCCCGCCGCCCGGGGAGACGCCGCCCCAAACATACGGAGTACCGATAGCACGACGCGCCGTATTCACGAGGTCGCCAGCGGCGGCACCAATAGCGCCGATTCCGCCACCAAACCCACTGACCACGGGCATGTGATCTTTAATCCAGTCACCGAGCGCGTCAATGGTTTTATCGACGCCCGCTTTCCCGGCGTCGAAGAATGATTTCGCCCCGTCGCCGCCCCAGGAATCGAGAAGCTTGTGAACCGGAGCCTTGATGACAGTCTCGACGGCTCCGATCGGGTCGGAGAAGATCGAGGACACGGCATCAGCGGCACCGGTGATCCAATTAAGCGCGGCGGAAGCGCCTTTTTCTACAGTTGATTTGACAGGGTCCCAAATACCGCCTGGGGCGAATGCGGCATAGCCGGCATCGCCACCGGGAATCCTGTCCCCGTGTGCGGCGGCCCGGTTCATGGCATTCACCATTGCAGGGCCGCCGACAGCTTTAACCCATTCGGGGCGCATGATCGCTTCTCCACCGGAAAGCGCGAGCCGGCCTCCACCGTCGGGTGATACGAAATGGTAAATGTCACGGCCCGGAGAATATCCGGGCAGAACGCCACCTGACGCGTAACCGCCAATCGTAGGAGCCTCAGGAAGACGAAGATCTAGGGAGAGTTTCTCCATCATTCCGTTAACAAGTTTCCGCAAACCGTTATTGTAGACTGTGCCGATAACGAAGTTAACAGGCTTGGCGGCGGCTTCCTTGACCTTGTCCCACGCCGTCCTAACACCATCTTTCATTGTGTTGGCGGCGGCCACGACCCTGTTCCAGGCGCTCGTAATCGCGGGAACGAGCGTGTTAGCAATCCAATCTTTAACGATTTGAATTTCGCCTTTCAGGATGTTCCACGCGGAGACGACCATGTTTTTCAGCCAGCTGGTCCACGAAACAACGGTGTTCCAAGCAGCACTGATCGTGGTGGCTGCACCCTGAATTACGGCGACTCCCATAGTGACCGCAGCGATGATGGACGCGAATACAAACGCGATGATCCCGCCCAGAATTTTCGCACCCGTAGAGATTATCTCCCAGGCCACACTAATAACAGGGGCGGCGTAGGTTTGAATCCAATTCACCACAGGCTGCATAACGGCCCAAATACCGTTCCATGTCGCCGACAGGGAACCCCACATAATAGACGCCGTGTCTTTAATGGCGTTGAACGCTCCGACCACCCACGGCCATGCAATATTGTAGATCCAATCAACGACGGGCTGAATAGTGGCCCAAATACCATTCCATGCCGCCGATATGGTGCCCCAAAGAGCGGAGGCCGTATCTTTGATTGTATTGAACGTGTCGACTACCCAGGGCCACGCCGTGTAATAGATCCACTCGACTACGGGCTGCATTGCCGCTTGAATGGAGGTCCACGCAGCCTGAACGGTGCCCCAAAGAGCGGAGGCCGTATCTTTGATTGTATTGAATGCGTCTACGACCCAAGGCCAAGCTGTATAGTAAATCCATTCAACTACCGGTTGCATAGCCGCCTGAATCGCGGCCCACGCGCTCTGAATATCGGACCACATGTTAGTGGCCGTATCCTTGATCGCATTGAAGGCGCCTACCACCCAAGGCCAGACTGTATTGTAAATCCAATCCGCAACGGGCTGAATTGCGGTTTGAATGGCGGTCCATGCAATTTGAATATCGGCCCACATCATGGAGGCGGTGTCTTTAATGGCGTTGAATGCGCCGACTACCATGGGCCAAATGTCATTGTAGATTTGTGTGGCGACGGGCATGATTGCCGCCCAAATGGCGTCCCACGCCCACTGAATCGTAGACCAGAGCGCGCTTACACCCCAACTAATGGCATCCCATGCCGTGGTGAGATATAGGGCAGCAACGTTGACAATCCAATCGACGACGGGCCGGATTATGTCACTGATCCCCTGCCATGCGGCGACCATCCCGTTCCAGACGATCATTGCGCCCGCAGAAATACCATCCCAAGCGGCCTGAAGGTTGGGCCAGGCAGTATTTACGATCCAATCGACGACGGCTTGAATGACGGGCTGCATTCCTTGCCACACGGATACCATGACGCCCCACGTCCACTGGGCGCCAGCGACGATTCCGTCCCATGCCGCCTGGAGTGCGGGCCATGCGGTGCCAACGATCCAATCGACGACGGCTTGAATGACGGGCTGCATTCCTTGCCACACGGATACCATGACGCCCCACATCCACTGGGCGCCAGCCACAATTCCGTCCCATGCGACTTGCATGAGAGGCCATACGTTAGTGGCGAACCAGTCGGCCACGACTCCGGCGGCCGTTTTGATTGCTTCCCAACAAGAAATGACAACATTCCTAAATGTTTCGGAGTTCTGCCATGCCACAATGATTGCCGCAACCAATGCTGCGATAGCGATAATAACAAGGCCGATCGGGTTAGCGTCCATCGCAGCGTTGAATGCCCACTGTGCCGCAGTTGAGGCGATCGTTGCAGTTTTGTGGAGGACCATCATTGCCGTGGCCCTACCCCAAGCAACAGCCTGCATTGTGATCTGCGTCGTCGCACGTGCGATATTCGACAGGAATTCTCCGGCGTACATGAGGTTGAGCTGCGCGGTCTCAGCCATGTCTTTGACCTTCGCCACGGTCATTGCGTTAATGGCCGTGGTGACACGCCCCGCGACTCCGGCTACGCCTTCCATGTCATTCAGCCATTGCTGCATTGAGGACATGACCATGACGGCTTTCCATGCCGTAAACGCGGCCGCAATGCTATATACCGCCACTTTACTGTTGAGAATAGCGACGGTCAAACTTTCCATGAATTGGACGAGGGTACTGTTCGCGATGGTGCTGAGAGCAGTAGCAATGCCGGGGACGAGCGTCCCGACAATGAACTTACCGAGCTCGACGAAGCTGTTGCGCACGTTGGTGATGTATGAGATGATTCCGGAGTCTTTATCGAACCCGAAAATCGTCCCCGTGAAATCACCGGACATGAGCAAATCTTTAAGATTCTTCAGCGACGGGACGAGTGTTTTATTGATCCATTCCCCCGCGGCGGCGGCAGCATCGCGCATGCGGAAAAGGAAATCAACGAAACTCGAGTCCTCCTCGAACGAGAAGATCGGGCCCGTGAAATCACCCTTGCGAATAACGTTGAAAGCATTCGTAATGCTAGGGATGAATGAGTTACTGACCCAGTTGAATACTTTCTCAAATCCCTTGCTCATGGCGTCAAGGGATGCGGTAATCCATGGGAGTGCTTTTTCGGCGATTTCCTGCGCCCCGGTCACAAGGGTGGCCTTGAAGTTCCCCCAAGCGCCTTCCAGGGTTTTGGTGGATGTGGCGGCCTCAATTGCCACGTCCTCCATACCGAGATCGAGGATTGCTTGATTGAATTCCTCGGCGGTGATCTCGCCTTTTTCCATGGCTTCCCGGAAATTGCCGGTGTAGGCGCCATTCTTTTTCATGGCTTCCTGCAATTTACCGGATGCGCCTGGAATCGCGTCGGAAAGCTGGTTCCAGTTCTCTGTGGTGAGTTTTCCAGCGCCCGCGGTCTGCGTCATAACGAGGCCGACCGTTTTGAATGTTTGCGCGTTTCCGCCTGCAACAGCGTTCAGGTTACCGGCGGCCTCAGCGAGCTTATCGTAGCCCTTTACACCATTGGATGCAAGCTGCGCGGTAATAGACTGAATATCGTCAAGCTCGTAAATCGTGCGATCCGCGTAGGAGCGCGTGCTTTTTGTGAGCGCGTTGATTTCGTCCGCACTTTTACCGGCGAATGCAAGCGTTTGCTTGAATTTGATTGTGGCGTCGGCCGCATTGAACGCTTCTTTCGCAACACCGCCAAACGCGACTGCAATGCCGCCGATGGCAAGTCCTCCGAGCGCGGCGCCGGCGACTTTCGCCACCGATTTGAACGCACCACCAAGCCCGGACGTGATTTTTCTCTCGGCCGGCCCAGTGTCGACGTTACCGATTTCACTATTGATACTTCGGGCGAGGCCTCGCACGGACGGGCTGATCTGAATCCATGCGGTCCCGAGATCATATCCGGCCATTGATACCTCTCCGAAATCATGTACAGCAAAAATGGTTCACGCCAAACAAACAATTTTTCATGTTCATCTTGGCGTGAACCATTTTACACTATCCGATAGAAATGCGGTTCAGCTGCCGTATCGGGCGAGCCATTTCTCACCCTTGGCTTTTTGCGCTTTAGCGTGTTTGCTTGACACTCTGGGGTTGCCGGTTTCCCGGTATCCTTCAGCGGGCGGTTTCGGCGCCTCTGGCCATTTGTCTTTCTTGACGCCATTGACGGCGAGTAGCGTGGTTTGGATATTGTGTGCTGACATTATTGTGGCGGCTACTTCGTCGGACCAGTATCTGTCTCCGCCTCGCGCCCTATCGAATGTCGACCCTGGCGGGAGCCCGCCGATGAGTACCATTACCCGCCTGGGCGTTATTCTGCCACGATATAGATCGAGAAGATCGGTGTTGTAGTATCGTTGCAGGTCAGCTTCTATCTCCCACCCATACTCACGGAGTAGTGGTGGGAGAATCGTCAGTTTCCCGCACCCACCTCGGACACGATTGACTGCATAAAGTCAGTCACCTCGTCAATCGGAACACGACCATTCTCGTCCTCCAAAGCAGAGTAGACCTCATCCTTATGGTCGCCCACGATGAGGCGGAACAATGGGAACGGGTTACCGGCGTCGAGGGCCTCGAATGTGCGGAAGTCCTCCAACGCCTCCGGAGGAATGTCAAACTCGACACCCTTGTAGTCCACGTGAATCGGGTCGCGCGTGGCCTCAGCCTTGGCGAGCCTGTCAGCGGGAACTTTGGCGCCAGTGGCCTTTGCCTTGCTCTTCGTGGTCTTGTCAGACATGTTGGGTTGTCCTCAAATTGTTTCATAAAGTGGGTGGGTTGTGTTTGTTTTGGGTCTTCCCCGCTATTCCGCGACAACCCATCCGAAACACGAAATAGCGGGGAAGCATTATTGTCAGGCCGGGAGCAGAGCCTTGTGGTCGGAGTAGATAATGTAGTCGCCCAGCACGGAGAGGTTGTACTCGTAGCCGGTGATCTCGGCCTGCTGGAAAGTGATCTCGCCGCGCTCACCGAGCTCCAGACGCGGGAAGACAATACGAATCTGCGCGCCCACGCCAGAAACGTCGAAGAAATCGGCGACACCGCAGAGCAGCTTAACCTTACGGGACGACTTTGCGGTAATCTTCACGCCCTTGGTGGCGCCACCGTCCTCAACCTTCTCACTGGTGGCGTCAAGATACCAGGAGAGGGGAGCGAGCATGGTCTCCAGAAGAGTAGCACTGAAAGTGGTCTCCGAGGAGTCAAGGAATGTCTTGACGACGCCGTGACCCTGATGCCCCTTAATCTTGGTGACGGAGTCATCGGACGTGAGCTTGAACCCGTCCTCACTAATCCACCCAACATTGGTGAGACCAGACACGCCGGAGAGGTCCTGGGTGAGTGACGTGACCTTCTCGCCGAACTTCTCAACGTAGTCGCCCAGCCAGAGCGCGTCATTGTCGGACGAGAAAATGAGTGCATTGTCAGCGTTAACAGCCATTATATTATTTCACCTGTGTGCTGTAATTGTTAATGTTGCAGTCGCCCTCGCCTGAGACGTGTCCGGATCGGGCATTTCTATCGGATAGGATGATTGTACCATCACTATACCATCCCGATAGTTGGGCATTGTGTGCGCCATGTTCACGGCCTCGCACGCGATTTTCATCGCCTCACCCGACGACTGCGCATAGGCGTCGATTGTTTCCAGTGCGGTGCAGAGCGCTTTCTGTGTGACACCGGTGCCTCCTGTGGAGAGGACTCGAATGAATGCGGCGGGACGGTCCGGATTTTCGGGTCTGCGGGCCACGATCGGGACGCTCATGTGTGTGGACAGGAAATCCATGAAACGTTTCTTGATATCCGGTATTGTGGGGGCGCGATCGTATGTTGGGCTCATTTCCCGCCACCCATTGTGAGGCCGATCGCACGCTCCAGCGCGTGCTCCCTCATTTGTCTGCGCATCGCAGCAATGGTGCGTGCCCTAACATATCCGCGGGTACGATTTCCGTGCGTCGTCTCGCCCTCGAACCCGCGCCCGGCAGCGTTGGCTACGCGCCCTGTCTCCAATGCTACAGTCCGGGCTACGTCAGGGCCGCGCAGAAGATCGGCGACACCGTCCCTGTTGAGCTGGAATTTTACTTTCGGCATTATTCGCTCCCCTTGTCTTCGTTGGCGCGAATCTGCACCACCATTCCCTTAGGGTAGGGAGAAGGGCGTCCCTCGACACGGTATTCTATGCCGTCTACAATAAGGTGATCTTCGGCGGTCACGTCGATTGAGGTGTTCCGCCAGTAAAGGGCGGCGGGCACGGTGACGGGCATTGCCCCGGCACTGATCGGCTCAGTGGACGTGGCCGGCGCAAACACCGCAGGCGGCAGAGAAACGTTCTCCCACTGTCCCGGCACGGGGTTACCATACTGGTCCTTTGACGCGGGACCACGCCTACGCCGTGTGACGGGAACGTATCCTGAAAGCATTACGGTTCCTGCTCGCTGATCGCGTTAATGTCTTCGATTAGCTGATCGGTGGCGGACCGCACATCATAATCCTGCAGGAGGTCTACCTCGAACGCTCCACCGGAGCCGCCGAGGGCGTCTTTTTCCTCGCGTTTCAGGTAGAGGCCGCCTTCGGGATTCTGATACGTAAATTGATCGGAGAACGGGCCGGTCGTGTGTGATTCTGACGCGATAATCCCGTGGGGTTCAGAGTAGATTCCGCCGCCACTGTCGGTGACGCCGCCGATAGCATCTCCACCCTGCATTGCACGACGCACCACAGCGCACGCTACACGCTTTCGTGTGCGAGGGGTAGCGGACTCCCAGCGGGGGCATTTCGACACAATGAGATCGGTCGCGTCAGCGAGGAGTACGTCGGCGCGAATGCGCTCATTGTCTGAGAGTGCCCGCCACCGCGCTTCTAGATCTTCGACCGTGGCGAACGGGATAATGTCGTCGGGGGTCACTTTGCCGTCTTTCTAGGGCGGCCTCGCCCCCGACGAGGGGCAGATGCCGGCGAGGCAGTACGAGAGGAGGAAGAGGAGAAGGTGGGCTCGTCTGCCTCGCCGGCATCATCATTCCCGGGAGTGATTTCGGTATATTCGTCCCCGAGCGCCACATTGTGATCGTCTGCGAGATGAATCACAATGTCGTGATCTCGATGCTTGTAGGATCGCATTTCCGGAATCGCCCCTAGGAAAAATTTTGTTTTGGATGGGTTGCGTTCTCTTTTTACGGCGATTTTATCAGACGCCGGCCTTGGTCTTAATCGTCGCGAACTTTTCCTGGAAAACATACCAAGCGTACAGAATCTCGAGACGAAGAGCAATCTGGTTCCTGCGCTTCAGGTCACCCTGGCCGTCCGGGTCACCGAAACGAATAATCTCAAGCGGCAAGTAGCGCTGAATTCCCCACCGAATACCGTCGACGAAGTCACCGACAATGCCCTCGACATTGGTGGCGGCAGTCGCCTCGGGCTTGCCCGCAACCGTGTTTCCAGCGGCGACCGGGAGGCCCATGAAGTTGTCAATGTCGACGCCGAGGCCGATCTGCGGGTAACGCGGCGTTCCCGAAGGCGACCCGTCAGCATTCTTGGTCTGGAGGCTACCGAGCGCCCAAACCGCGGACGGCGCGAGAGCAAGACCGGTCGGCGTAATGGGCGCGGCATTGTCGTTAATGAGGAGTCCGGCGGCCTGGCGAATCGCCTGATCCATCTCCGTAGTGCCGACCTCGACATTCTTGGTGGTGGAGGTCAAGTAGTTGGTCCACGCGTCGATAACAGCACCAGTCAACGGGTTAACACGGTGGTAAAGGCCAAGGTCGAGAGCGCGAGAGAGCGCCTCACTGCCCTTCTGGGCAAGCTGGTTGAGGACGTCCAGCTGATAGTCCTCGTCGGCCCACTGAACCTCCTCGTTAAAACGCATAGTAACCTGCGCCTTATGAGGCTTAGCGGTCACGTAGCCGAATTCACCGTAGGTGGGTGCCTTTTCGGCGCCCTCATCGACGAACTCGGCGCGGGGGAAATTATCGAAAGTGATAATGTCCACATCACCGAAGGTCATGGGGATTCCACCGTTGAGCTTGGCGACGGTGGAGAGAGTCTGGGTGCGAGTAATAATCCCGTCGGCGATCTGCCGAGGCATGAGGACCTTCGCCTTGCCTGAATCAAACACGGCCATTTTGTTGGTTTCCGTTTCTTTCTAGTATTTTACTTTTTAGAATAGCGGCTGGGGTTATTTCAGTCGCCGGCGAAAACGTTCCGAGCAAACTCCGCAAGATTGCCGCCGTCGCTGTCGGGCGTGGCTCCGGCCTGAGGCACCACGGGGGCGACAAACGGTTTAGCGTCGTGCAACGCCTTAGCAATTGCGGCAGCATGGGCGTTGATTTCGTCCTCGGTTGTTCCTCTGATCAAATCGGCGCTGATACCGTGCTCGGCGGCCGCGTTAGCGGACCATTCGCGGACTTTGGCGGCGGTTTCGAAGTCTGCCACCTTGGCCTTTAGGGCTTCGATTGTGGCGTCTTTATCGCCGATTGCCTTGGCGAGCTCATCTCGTTCGTTGGCAGCGCGTCGGTTCTCTTTGGCGCGATTCTCCCATTTCCGGGACTCGCTCTTCCAGTCGATTTCAGGCTTACTAACGGTGTTGTCCTCATTTTTGGGGGCATTGTCGTTGTTAGTGGCGCTGTTATCGGCCGGCGTGTCGCTTGCGGCGTTATCGCTCATTGGGCGTTTCCTATATTTTGACCGTGCGGTTATTGTAATGTTTCAGGCAACTATTTCTAGGCTTTGCAGCCTTCCTTCAGTGGCCTTGTTTATGCATTGTAGCACAATCATTCGATTGGCCGGGTGCGCCATTGTGTGAGCTCCTCTTGGTGCGTGTCTATCCACGATGAGACGAGCTCGCGGTGACGTTTACGGCCTTTTTCGGTTTTGTGTCTTGCTGCGAGCGTGTATGCTTTTGCCGGAACTTCGCGGGAGGTCGGGTCCCATGCGGGGACTGCGACACATTTGCAATTGTCGTGCGCCCCGAATGATGCGGTTCCCTGACTGCGGTAGTAACATTCGTTCATTGTGAGCATGACGCAGAAATTACAGGCCTGTGGGTTGCGTGTTCGTCTTTCCCAGCCCATGGCTTCCGGGTCGGCCCATGTCATGTCTGCGATTTGTGAACGGGCGCCGTCGCTGACGTATCGGATGAGCGCCCCGGTCAGATAGGATAGGGCGATGTCTGGGTTTCCGGCGTATAGTGCTCCTGCGCTGAATCTGACACTGTCGTCGATTTCGCCCTGTGGGGTGAGTGACGTTTGTACTGTGGGGGCGTCGCCTGGAATGTCTTGGTCTAGGCGCATGTCCCGGTACCATTCGTCGGCGATTGCGGCGGCTGCACTGCCGTATTGGTCTACGAGGGCGGGCATGATTTCGAGCAGAAGGTCGCGTGCTTGTTCGGGGCGTTGTTTAGCGGCGCGGGACCATAGTGTGTGTAGGTCATTTTGGGCGAGCGTGGTGAGTGAGTCTATTGCTCGTCCGTATGCCCCGATTTCTGCGGTTGACAGCATAATAGAATCAGCCTATTGGTGTTTTGGTGCCGCCGGGCAGTTTAATATTGCGCTTAACCCTGTTCCTTGTATTGGGCGCGTTATTGAGGTTCAGGTTGCCGCCGCTACCGTTACCACCATTGTTACTGCCGTTGCTATTGCTGGCGTTATCGTCAGCATTGTTGGCTGCGCCACCATTTTCAGTGTTCTCGCCGTTCTCGTCCACAGCGTTCTCGTTGTTCGTGGCGGCGAGAGCACGATCGAGCAACGACATCGCGTTCTTTTTACGATTCTCAGCGTTAATATCTGCGAGATCGTCCTCGGTGAGCCCGGCACGCCGCATGAGAGTCTGCGACTCCTGCAGTGACGGGAAAGCACTGACCATTTTGACCGCGAAATCGGCGGCAGACGACGGCGAGGAATAGCGGGTGGGCGTCCACTTCACCGAGGTCTTCCACGACTCCTGCGGCGGTTCGTCGAGCTTGTCTCTGACCATAATAATGTTCTGTAGCGTGCGCCGCAATGGTGCGGTGAAAATGCGCCATTGATACTCGGCTTCGTCCGCGAGCGCTGCCTCGGACGCCTGCATCGCCTCAGCCGAGGAGGGGTTATCCGCGAATATTCCGATCGCGGACTGTGGGAGGTTCGTGGCTGCACACAAATTCTGCGCCAGCTGACGGTACATTTCCAGGTGTGGGCTCATGGTCATTTGTGAGAATTGCCCAACTGACGGAATGTCCCCGTTCTCGTTCGGCTCCAGAACTTGGATGCGGGCCATGATTGCGGACCACCTGTCTTGGCCAGCGAAATCTGCTCTTTCCGCACCGAGCACGTACCGCTGTGGTGAGGAGAAAAACTCGGCGGACGTTTCTGCGCGGACCATTGTCCTCACCGCCGCGTCCGTGAGATATCTTACTTCACGGGTGATTCGTGAATGCCCCAATGGACGGTTCAGCTGCGGGTCGTAGCAGAGTGCTTCGACGAAAATGCGGTGGGGGGTGTCTCCGAGTTTCTCGGCCTTCCATCCGCCGCCGTTCTCTTTGGCGTCGATTCGCCAAATAGCGGTGGGGGTGTGCATGATGGCGCCGGCCGGCTGCCCGTATTTGTCGGTCCGGTCAATTGTGAGGGCGGCTTCGATTATGCGACGCCTAGTGTCCCACAGTGCGGCGGACCATTCCGCGTCACGGGCCTGCACGACGACTGGCGGCTCACCAATGGTTTCGTCCCCCCGCGTCACTGTAAGCAGTGAGAAAGAATGCTTGTACGCTGATGTGATCGCCTGTGCGAGATCGAGGTCGTAGTTGTTTGCGGAGAGTATTTCGTTTGCTTCGAAAGCGTCGGGTGTGCCGTTCAGGGAGTAGCCTTCGAACACGTGTCGGCGGGCGAGCATGGTGACGACTTTCTGGGGCCATCCGAGCGCGGCTTTGGTGCGCGTCATTTGCGGCGGAATACTGATACCGAGATCCTGGAAAGCGCGGTGGCCGTCATAGTAGACGGACAGCAGCTTGTTCTTATTTGAGTGCTGCTGCCATTTCTGCCATAGTTGCAGGAATGTTGCCTGGTCTTCGTCGGGGAGCCCGGAAATGCGGGTCGGCGCCGGGGTAGCGTTAACGAGTCGTCCGTCGTCAGGATAGATTTCAGTCATAGGAACAGTACTCCGCCGCCATGATCATTTCTACTATTGGCGTTTTCGATTTTATCATAAGGCTTATAGCGTGGCCTTCTTTTTGTCGTGCGTGCCGCCCACATTGCGAGAGTGCATGCTTCTAGGCCGGCTACGGTGGCGCCTGGCGGGGCTTGTAGTGCCCATCCTCCGGATGTTCCGATTGGGCGGGGTGTCGCCGAGGCGGCCTCGGTTCTTAGTTGCATGTCGTCCAGGTGTGTGATTGTGTTTTCGCGTAGTGAGGCGTCTAGCATGCTGTAGGCGTCTATGATTTGCGTGATCGTAGGTGTGATGATGACTTGTGGGCGTACTCCGATTGCTCGGAGTCTTTCGATTGTGTCACCGGCACCGTATTTTCCGTCTACGATGATTTGCGCCCATCTGTCTTTTGTGTCCGCAATGTAGTCGATGATCCATTGCGTGCCTTCGTTCATGCGGCGTACGCCTTGGTGGGTGCAGAGTTCGACGTGTGTGGGCGTGTTTTGTTTGTGTCCTGCTCGGGCTAGGGCGCATGTTGATCCGTCGGGTGCGAATCTGATTGCGGCGCACCATCGCATGCCACTGGGAGTGTTTTCTGGCCGTATTGTGGCGGTGTTCCAGGCGACTGGGTCTATTGCGAGCCTGTCGTTGGCGCGGTCCCAGATTCCGAGGCCTTCACGGCGGAATGATTCTTCTCCGAGCTGTCTGCGCATTCTTAGAATGGCGGATTCGGGGGTGCGGCGCGGGTATGAGGGGTTTGCTTTTTCCCATTGTTTCCGGTCGTCGCTGTTAGCGTCGTAGTCGGCGGCCAGTTCGAGGTAGAGGCCGTCTTTTATTTCGCCTTGCAAGGCGAGGTTGCGGAATTCGCTGAACGCTTCTGACGGGTCTTTTGGTTTTGGTGGTGTCCCGATTTTGATGATGAGCGGGTCGGGCGCCGTGTTTGTGGCGGGGATCATGTCGTCTAGTGCGGCGGCGCCGAGGATTTGGGCTTCGTCGAAAAGAATCATGTCTACGCCGTGGAATCCGCGTCCGAATCCGCCCTCACGGGCGCCAAACAGGATTCTTGATCCGTTATTGAAGAGGATGGCTTGCTGCCCGTTCGCTTGCCGTATTTTGTTCACGTATGGGGCGATTTCGGGTATTTGTGCGATGCCTTTCATGTCGTTGAATGTTTCGTCTGCGGTACGTGTGCGGTGTGCGGTCCAGAGGACGAAGTAGTTGGGGTGCAGGGTGGCGAGCGCGAATGTGAGGCCGCCGATTGTGTATGTTTTGCCGACCTGGCGGGGGATGGATGCTTGGATTCCGTCGATGCTGGCTGCGTAGTGGCCGTCTTTTCTTTTTGCGAGGATTGCTTTGAGCCAGTCTTGCTGCCAGATGTCGAGGGGGTATTGCATTTCTTGGAGGCGGCGTTGGACTGGCGGCCAGGCGGTGTGTGTGATGTTTTCTGGGAGGGTGAGGTGGGCGGCGATTTCGCTTAGGTGTTTTTCGCTCATTTTTTAGATGCCGTCCCAGGTTTGTGTTTCGTCTGGGTTGTCGGTGGTGTGTGTTTGTGTGTTTTCGTTTTGTGTGGTGGCGAGTTGGTCTGTGATTTGTATGAGTTGTGCGGTGAGTTTTGTGAGTGCTGTGTCGCCTGTTCTGGGGTCGTCTATGACGGTGGCGATTTTGTGTGCGAGTGCTTGGCGGATGAGTGTGGGGTTGTTTGTGTTTGTGGCGTCTGTGATGGGTGTGGGGCTGTTGGGTTCGTATATGGTGATTGTGGTGTTTGTGTGGGTTGTCATGTTTTCTATTATATGCTGTGGTGTGCCTCATGCTTAACAGAGTTTTCCACAGGGTTTTCCACAAGTTTGGGGGTTTTCCACATGACGACGATCACATTGTGATCTGGGTTACTGGAGTTATCCACAGGGTTTTCCACAAGCAGGGAGGGATGGGCAGACCTTCGGGGTGTTCGCGGCCGGATGGGGGAGGGGGGGGTGGCCCCCAT